AATTTTTTTTCTGTTTCTTCTCCAGACATAGTACTGTTTCTGTTTCTGTTTCTTTTTCTGTTTCAGATTTTTCCAAAAATTTTGAAAAAAAACTGGTTTTTTGGGTTCCCAAAACCAACTCAAAATGAGCAAGAAGGGATACTCCGACGCAGAGAAGGCTGCTTACTGGAAGAAAAAAGCCACAGGTGGTGGCGCTTCCAGAGCACCCGCTAGATCCTATAACAACAAAGGATCAAAGTACAACCCTAAGTACGTTGCGGAAAAGCGCTACATGAGACAAGAGGATTGGGATCGTCGTCGTCAGCGCAATACCGATGCTCAAGACCCCGGAGTTATCTCTTCCATTGGAAATACTCTCGGTGGTATGGCTGGAGGATTTTTCGGAGGACCAGCCGGCGCTTTAGCCGGGAACTTCCTTGGAGGAAAGCTGGGACACCTTGTCGAAAAAATTACCGGCTTTGGTGACTACAAAGTCCGAGGCAACTCGATCATGAAAGGAGGAACGTCTCCCCCTCAGATCGTTAACTCCATGAATCGAGGATCAGTAATTGTCCGCCATCGTGAGTTCATTGCGGACATCAAGGCTACAACTGCGTTTACAGTCAAGTCCTATCCAATCAACCCAGGCCTATCTGGAACTTTTCCCTGGTTGAGTCAAATTGCCGGATCTTTCGAGCAATACCGTATGAGAGGATGCTTGTTCGAGTTTCTCTCTACATCTTCAGATGCACTCCTTTCATCCTCAACTTCCACAGCGTTGGGTACCGTCAACATGGCAACCCAGTACGATGTCGCTCATGCTAACTTCGTCGATAAACGAGGAATGTTGAACCACGAGTTCGCTAACTCGTCCAAGCCTTCTGTTACCTTCATTCATCCCGTGGAATGCAAAAGAAACAGAACTCCCATCACCGAACTCTACACTAGGTTCGGTACTCCTCCAAACGGATCTGACCCACATCTCTATGATTTGGGGAATTTTCAGATCGCCACCGAAGGGATGCAAGCTGCCGGAGGAGTACTCGGAGAGTTATGGGTCACTTATGAAGTTGAGTTATTCAAACAACAATTCTTCATTGAGTCTTTTTCCGACCATTGGTTCCTTACCGCTCCAGTTGCTGGAGCATGGCTCGGAATTTCAGCATCTCACCATCTTCTCCGAGAAGGTTCTACCATCGGAGGAACGATTAACGATGCGGGAGATACTTATTCCTTCCCACCTGACATTTCCGCAGGAAAGTTCCTTTGCACTTACTATTGCCAAGGCACCAGCGTTTCCGTCGGTGCTACTTCCATAAGCGTCAACAACGGAGTTTTGCTCGACGATTGGCTTGACGTAGACTCTACTCTATACGTTCAGTCTCCAGCATCTGGAGTAGCGTCCATCACTCTTATGTCTCAAATCGTTGTATCGATTACAGCACCAAGCTGTACCCTCCAATTTGGCGCAGCCAACGTCCCAACATCCGGAAAGGGTGACTTCTGGGTCACTCGTATTGCGGACAGTATTCTTACCTGAGCCTTTACAATTTATGTACCCGACTGGGTACATTCAAAAACAACAGTAACAACCAAAACAAGACAGTAGTCAGTACAGTACAGTACCATCGTCAGAACAACAAACCCCCGGTTCGTCTTCAGCTAAGTCGTGAATACACACTCTTTCTACATCAGGGATGTCAATCCTAAAACAAGTATTGCAGTAGCAGCCACAACGTTGGCAACACTCCCCTAAGATACCTAGTATCAGGTGGAATTGCATCTTCCTACCGTCCTTTGCGGTAGAGTAGATGTTGATTACACACTTTTCTTCGCCGTCTCTACCTACAAAGTGAGACATGGCGCCGGTAGCAGATACCTCTGCCCATCTGCTATCCATCTCATTGGTTTCATCGAGGCTCATGTTCATCGTCCCATTGAAACCAAACCTCTCGTAATTGCTCCAGTCCCAAGCTTTACTTGGACGGTCCATTTACGAGGTCGTGAAAACTCTTTCACACGCGCGCTTTGCGCGCTTATACTTCCACAAGTATCAAAGCTTTTAACCAAAAGCTTACGCGAGACGCGTAGCACCCGTGCAACGGGTACCAAAGAAAAAACTGGCGGAGCCGCGCAGCGGCGACAACGTTAGCCCGGAAACCGCAGGTTAGGAATTATCTTGATAATTCCAGTATTACGGGCTAACCTTTTACCCCTGGTAAACTTTGCGAGGACCGCTCGTGGTTCCGAAGCTTCTATCTTCGATAGACTCCTTCCACCCGGACTTCCGCAGGACGTCTCAGTGGAGGTATTCCCCAAGCACTGGCAGTCGACTCGCTCGCTTCCTGGACTTCTTTTCTTGGGGAATACGTGGGCTTCTCGGTATCCCAATCGAAGGCATCGAATGACGGCATTGGCGTTTCGACGTAGTCGAAGAGAAGACCATCATCGTTAGGTTCGAGTCCACAATCTCGATCCTCGTATAGATGCCTGACCACCCATTTGTGTGCCGACATTGTCGGTAAGTCAGGCTCCATATTGGAGAAAACAACGACCCAAGGTGTATTGAACAGCTTGTTGCAGCTTGCGTATTTCGTACTGTAAGCGTCTCCGTTGTTTATCGTCTCGATTACTGTCATGTTCGTGTGTCCATCCGCGGGCCTTGGCAAGTCGAAAATGACGATTCTTTCTCCGTTCCATCCAAAGACGATATCTCCAGTCTTTCCGTTGTTAAACGAGATGGCTTCATACCAGAGCTTAAGCCACTTCGTGAACGTGGACTTACCGCTCCTTCCTTTCTTACAGACGTACCAGATAACCTTCGCGTCTGGAGGTGGAGACATTAACTCTCGAAAGAGATACCTCTGCCATCTCCGAAGTCTCAAGTTTTGAGGCAGCTTTTCTTTGAGCTCGGCCAAAGATCTTTCTCTGGCACCTGCTGCCATGAGTTTCTCTACATTGGTCCCATACTTTAGAAACTCCATTGGGTTCTTCTCGCAGAACTCAAGAATTGTCTTAGACTCGATCGCTGTCTCGACGATCTCTAGACCGCTCTCGAGAGCGATTGCTTTTCGTCCCTCTTCTTGAAGGCGAAAGAGGTTCATCATTTTGTCGGCGTCGGCTCCTCGACCTTGACCTCGTGTCTTGGCCTTGTGGATGATCTCGATATATCCGCTGTTCCCAAGATACTCCGCCCATTCCGGATCTTTAGATTCGGCTTTCATGCAGTACAACTTGTTGGCTACTGCGTTCGATTGGCAACCAAGAAGGCTCACCTTCGAGGCCAATCCTTGGACTGGGTCCAAGATTTCTTTGGCTTGCTTGAGAGACATTAGCTTCGAGAATTCGGCGTATCCTTGTAGGTGCGGCGTTCCAGTGCTCGGAGCTATCTCAAACCCAAAGACGATATAGTCCACTTTGTCGGACGTCACTTGTTCAAGCGTCTGTACTTCTTCGGATGTGTAGTTATTCCAAGTGAATCTACATCGTCTGAATTGACGTGGCAATTTTTTTTCTGTTTCTTCTCCAGACATAGTACTGTTTCTGTTTCTGTTTCTTTTTCTGTTTCAGATTTTTCCAAAAATTTTGAAAAAAAACTGGTTTTTTGGGTTCCCAAAACCAACTC